TAACCACCATAGCAAGTGATATAGCGGCAGTAACATCTCCAGCGGATTTACGCCTAATTATGCGCCAGCCAGCATCATTTGTCTTAGCTGCGCAATTATTTAGGTGCTGTACTAGCTCTGCTTGGCCTGAATGGACTACACGGCTATTAGCCAAGCCATCGGCAAGGTCTGAGCACGCCTGATAAAACGCCTGGCCTGATACATCGACCATACGCCATCCGCTTTGCTCTAATCTTGTGGCAATAGTTTGCGTGGCGTATTTGTCATAACAAATTGTGGTTGGGTGGTATTTTCTAGCCCACTCATTTATGTCGCTAGCCATTTTAATCTCATCGATTGCTATATCGCTATACCAAAGCTGTGCCAAGCCAACCGCAATTTTGCCATCTTTCATTTGGCCCATAACTAAAGCACCTGATCTTCTAGTAGGTGCAACATCAAAGGCCATAATAGTTTGTGGCCCTACAGGTATTTCTAAACTACTATCGCTGCACTGCTCAATAGATCCATACACCCAGGGGCTGACAGCTGAATCTATCCATTGGCATAACATCTCAGTACGTGTAGCTTCTATGCTGTTGGTGCTTACAGATTCTTCTAATGTTTGCTCGGTTATTAAATGACCTAAAGCAGGGTTAGCCAATGCCCACGCCTTCTTGTCATTTATCTTGCAGTGTTGTGGTGCGCTGTACTCATAAAATCCTAAGTTTTCTGGTGGATAAGATAAACAACGCTCTCTCAAATCATTTAATACTGTACTAAACCCATCACCAGCATTACTTGTCATTAAAGTCATTGCATTAGGCCTTGCACGTGTGGTTGGTAATGCAGCTGTGAAGGCTTCTTCTGTCCACTCTCTTAATTCATCTATGTATAAGAAATCTGCGGTCTTACCACGTGGTGCATCACGAGTAGCTGCTGCAATTTCATACCTGGCACCATTGAGTAAGCTGATAGATTCCTGGCCATTAGCCAATCGGATTTGCCTTACCTGATCTTTTAGAAATTGATTATCTTCTATTGTGAATGCAACTTGTCTAAAGGTATCTAATGCCATATTTCGATTAGATGACATACCCAGGACATTCTTAGAGCCCCAAAGGAATAGATGGCTCAGGATAAGCATACGTGCTAGGTGTGTCTTGCCATTTTGACGTGCAACCAACACTAGAGCTGTCTTCTTGCGCCAGTTATTGTCGTCATCTACAGATAACAAATCATCTAGCACCCAACGCTGCCAGGGTATTAAGGGTAAGCCTATTTTGTCTGCTAGGTCAGACACTTCCTGCGCTTTAGACCTACCCTTTAATAGTGGCGTGTGGATTCTAGGCTCAGTACTGCCAATTAACCCGACCCCTCGTTTGATCGGGATTATTTCCACATCATTTTGCATCGAAGTCTAGCGTATCAGGTTTAATAAAGGGTGAATCTGGAACGGTTCGGACCGTCTCAGGGAGAGAAGGTTTGAAAAAGACAGGGGGGGTCGCCTTGCTATTAAAAAAACGGCCACCTTTACGGCTGTTACAGCTCTTACACATTGATTGTAAATTATCTGGCGACCACATATCACCGCCTTTAACACGTGGCACTATATGATCCACTGTGTGTGCTGGCCTGTTACAAATGGCGCACTGCCATCCATCCCTGTCGAGAATAGTAATGCGAAGTTTTGCCCACTTACCACTGCCTAATGCTCTATCTCTCAATGCCAGCCCTTCTTATCAAAGTGCTCAGCTGCTAAGCAAGCGTTAGGTTCATCATTAACTAAGCCATATCTATGGGCAACATACTTCATATGTAAATCTATTTGTCCTTTAGGTGTAAGTGTTAGCACCATCTTATTACGCATCTGTCCTAGACCATAATGACTATTGTTACGTGCTTTGTAATTCCAACGACTTTCTCTATGTATTAGATAGTTGTAACACTCAAACTGCTCATAGGTTTGAAACTTATTGTAAGCATATAGCTTTAAGTTCATAATTGAATTATCAGCTGCAACGGAATCAGTCTTTACAAAGCAAAGATTCACTATGAATATAGCGATCCCAACTAGCCAGCACCTTGCGAGCTTTCCCTGTCGGGCTCGCCTTGTGGCTTTGTGAGCCACTGCTTCACTAGAGCCTATCATATAGATGCAACTCCTTTATGCGTAAATTATTGATAAGTAAATTGTGATTTGCATCACAGTACGCTTAATCTAAATGTGATTTACAACACACTATGCGTATATCATCTGTATCGATCCAAGTTTCATTCCAACCAGCCACGCTCATATAGACATCCAACCTATGTAGCCAGCATTTGGATTATCAAGTAGCCACTGTTTGTGCAGCTCATTTTGCTTGGCCCAGTCAATATCGTGATTGTGATCTACATCACTACACATCATTTACCACCCCATCCACCACCTTTAAATATGAGCCCAGGTGCGCTATAGATTCTTGACATTTGCAAATTACATTTAGGGCAAGACATAGGCGTGCTGTCATCATCGTAGGATCTATGGACCGACCCATACGTGCCGCATTGATTACAGCTATATTCATATGTTGGCATTATTTAGCCCCTATTAACTGGCAAGTGTGGCAGACCACGGTAATAAACTTCCAACTACCACACTTATCACATCTGGATATATCGCTATCTGGTATATCCAAAGCTTCGGCTATATTCTTAACGCCTACGCACCCACAATCCATACACTGATACGCCTTAAATCCATCTGGCATATCCAACTGATCGAGCCATAAGAACTCGGTCTTGCGACTGCAACCATTACATTTGAACTGTGTGTGCATTATGGTAAACTCCTTATTGTCTACAGTGGCATATCGTACAAACCAAGAAATTACCAGAATGTATTAGCCTGTCATCATTACAGCTAACACATCTGTCAGTTGTTGGCTCTATGGTTACTTTGTTATTTTCCAAACGTGCAAGGTAACCTGAGCCATCAATAATCTCTACATATCCCATTTACTCACCCCCATCCCAATACCAAGATCCAGCTGCTGTTAATTTGTGCCAGCGAGCATCACACTGCTCATCTTTAGGTGCGCTGCAAACATAACCAAAGTAAGGTTTACCTGTTTTAGCAGTGCCTTCTTTGAGTATCATCGCACCGTGCTTACACTCCTGCTGCTTTGGTGGCAACGGTATTGCTTCTATAGCTTCACCAACTGACCACACCGCTGGCTTCTCTTCTGCAAATGATGCACGTAATACATCTTCAACAGCTCTAGCCCTTGTGCCTGGTGGAGAATAAGTTGCCACCTTGTTCATTTCTTCTCGGCTAGCCCTTTTTCCCTTAGCTGCATAACCTGCGTTTGCAAGCGCTCTGCCAATCGCTGAAGTCTCAGCATTCTCCAATGCAGAAGTTGAATTGACACCCCGATCACTAACATTCTCACTAGCCAGACCAGTGGCACACGGTTGCGGATCTGCTTCCGTTTTAAATAATTGAGCACTGACAATGTATCTAGTGGGCGTGGCTTCTTCAAGTCTTGTTGTAATTCTTCCATCTGGGTAATCCTTCCACCATTTTTCAAGTCGGCTTTCGACTGTTTCATAATCTTGTAAGTTAAATGCCATTAGTCATCCCCCCAGGTAAAGTCGACGTCGAACTCTGCTTCCAACACGGTCTTGTATATCGAAAGGTAAGCAATAGCGTCGAGTAATGAATCTTCTGATTTTGGTGATTCACTAAGCCTAGAAACTTTGAGCAGTGCCATACAGATAGCCACCTGACTTGGTGTAATTGGATGGTCGAGGTATGCAGTCCAGAGTTCACTGATCCTTTTGTGGTTATGGTAAGGATGGCCCCAGAGAGAACCACGCTCGTGGATTGTACTCGCAACATTTTCTAAAAACTTTTCAGTTGTTGTTGGCATCGGTTAGATCCCTGTGTCTGTTAGCAACTTTCCAGCCATCACTTCGGCCTTTCCAATAGCCTGACTGAAATGCGTTTTCTTTAATTTCGCCTACTATCCAAGCAATTAAAATTAAACCCATAATTGCCCACATAATCACATAGCCAATATCTCTAAATTCTAACCAATTATTCATATTTTCACGTCTTCCAAAGCGTCAATATATGAAGGCAAAACTGAGTACAAGTTAATTAAAACAGCTTTAGTTAATTTTGGATCTTGCATATCTCTAGCTTTATGCAAGTTTTCCATAGCGTCATACATCATTGTGTAAATTGTTTCCATATAGCCCTATCTATGCTCACATACTTTGTGGCATAGGAATAGTGTTGCACTTGTGTATGACTTTGTGGATTATTTAAGAGCGTATTTGTATAACGATTTGGTAACGATGTTACCCGTAGTACCTGCCCAAAGCTGTAAATGAGCCATCCTTATTAACTGGCACCAGGGTTGGTGTCAGGGTCTTTCCTACGGCTTCTAGTATAGCA